ATTTATAACTGGCAAGTTCATATTCTTTATCCTCTTATTCATTTTGGAATGAGGGAATCTAGTGATTTTAATCTAGGGATAGCTTTATCAGCCGGTAAAGATACTTATTTTAAATCAGCCAATATCTTTAGACAGGTGTTTGAGATAACTTTTAGTGTTGGTTTAACTTTTGAAATGTTTTTCTTTACGATCAGAATCCCCCTTGCTAAGTGGTAGTATATTCTGATAGGCTAGTGTAAATCCAAACTCTTATTAAAAAGAACGGAGATACATATGAGTAAATCTTTAACACCTAGACAGAAATTGTTTTGTAAATTGTACGCAAGCCACGATAGAGAGTTTTTTGGTAATGGGACTGAATCTTATAAAGAAGTTTACGATAAAGTTGGTGATGCGACTGCTAGAACCAATGCTTCTAAATTGCTAACAAATGCTAACATTTTGAAAGAAATTAACAGACATTTGGAAGTAGATGGGTTTAATGATTCTTTTGCTGATAAACAGCTCAAGTTTTTAATGACACAAAATGCTGATCTAAGAACAAAGCTAAGTGCTATTGCTGAATATAATAAGCTCAAAGCTAGGATTACTCAAAAAATGGATCATACAAGTAAAGGTGAGAAGCTTAAAGTTAATGTTGTTAGTTATGAAGAAGTGGTTAAGAAAAAGTCTGAAAAGAAAGTTGAGAAGAAAAAGAAGGATAAATGAGTGAATTAGATGATTATAAAAAAGAGCTTAAAGATAAAGTTGAAAAATTAGTTGATAAGCCTTTTAAAACTCAACCTCAAGTAATGCCTAAGAAAAATGATGTTAGGCCAATGAGATATACCGACTTAATGAAGATAGCTAATGATGCTTGGAATCAAGGGGTTGGTAATGTTTTAGCAATAATTGATGGCGAGGATGAACCAGAAATTGTAACTGAAAAATAATATGGGTGTTACAATCCCTCATAATTTTGTAGCTAGGGACTACCAAGTTCCGTTTTTAAAAGAAATAGCCAGAGCTATGAGAGGCGAGAGTGAGAAGCGGTTTTTTTATCAGATTTGGCATAGGCGAGCAGGTAAAGATAAAACTAATATTGCTGATGTGGTCCCAAGAAGATTGATAAAAGACCCGGTTCAAGTGAAGTATGTCTATCCTACTAATGTGATGGGTCGAGGTCATATGTGGGAGGCTTTAGATAAGGATGGGTTCAAGTTTACTAATCATATTCCTGAAGATATTAGGGATGGTGATGCTAATGAGAGCCGGATGATTATTAAAGTTAAGAACCAAGTTGATCCACTTACTCCATCACAATTTCAGGTGATTGGTGCTAATGAGCCGGATAGGTTGAGAGGTGGTGGATCGAAACTATTTATATTTTCTGAATGGGCTGATCATGATCCTTATTCTTATGAAGTTATTGAGCCTATCTTGAGGGAAAATGATGGTATTGCTGTTTTTAATACAACTCCAAAAGGTGATAATCATGCTCGGTCATTGTTTGAGTTTGCTAAGAATCATCCTAAGTGGTATGTAGAAACTTTGAGTGTTGATAAGACCGGGGTATTTAATAAAAAGCAGATGGAAGCGATTGTTGATGATGCTATTCGAAGGTTTGAGGCTGATGGTCGATCAAAAGAAGAAGCCCTAGCTTATATTGAGCAAGAGTATTATGTTTCTTTTGATAGTCCGGTGATGGGTGCTTATTATGGTGTGGCTATGATGAAGGCTGAAAAAGAAGGCCGGATAACTAGAGTGCCTTTTGTTGAGGGAATCCCGGTACATACTTATTGGGATTTAGGTATTGATGATTCAATGACAATCTGGTTTCAGCAAACAATCGGCCAAGAAATTCATTTTATTGATTATATTGAAAATTCAGGTGAAGGTTTATCTTATTATGCTAAACAGCTTCAGTTGAAGCCTTATATCTATGGTCGTCATTATGGTCCTCATGATATTAAGGTTCGAGAATTAGGTACTGGTAAATCCCGGTGGGAAATAGCTAAAAAACTAGGTATTCATTTTCAAGTAGCCCCTCAATTAAAAGTAAATGAAGGGATTAATGCTGTTCGATCATTGTTGGGTCAATGTTGGTTTGATACTAAGAATTGTAATCGTGGTATTCAGGCTATGAAGAATTATCGGAAGGATTGGGATGAGAAGAATATGGTTTATCGCAAGGGGCCAAAACATGACTGGTCAAGTCATGGGGCTGACGGAATGAGGACATTTGGTGTATCATATAGGCGACCCCAACAAGGGCAACCGCAACAACAATCAGGCGGTGTTAAGCCTTATCATGAAAATCTACCCGGTTAATCTTTTGTAGATTGACTAAAAGGGTGTTTATTTGTAATAATTAAAATATGGATTCAGTAGTAACAGCCAGTCCCGAATTAGAGATGCTTCGGCAGAATAAAGAGGGTGGTTATAATTACCGGGAAAGACGACAGGAAGATTGGCGAGAAAACTATACTCTTTACAGAGATAAAGTTACTTTAAATCGCTTAACTCAAAGACAATCGGTAAATATCCCATTGATGAAAGGGTCGATCAAAACCTTGCTAAAAGATGTTGATGATATGCCGGTGTTGTATTTTGAAAACTTAGATAATGATAAAGAAGCAGAGGTTTTTGAGAATGAGTTTTGGAAGCGAACACTAGAAGAAAATAATGGTGAGCTTTTGGATATTGTTGATAAAAGGCAAGTGTTTATGTTTGGCCGGTCATTTATTCAGCTTCAGATTATTAATGGTAAAGTTAGCATGATTGTTCAAGACCCTCAAGATATTCTGGTGTCTAGGTTTACTGATCCAATGAATCTACATAGCTCTAGGTTTTTGATTCATACTCATATTTTTAAACCGCTAAGTGAATTAATGGCTAATGAAGATTATGATGAAGAAGCTTTACAAGCATTAAAGAATTTTCATCAAACTGATCAGGGATTAGATAAAGCCGGTGAAAATCTACAGATGCTAGAGGAAAAGAATAAAAAGATGAGGGATATGGGTATTACTGATATTGATGATCCGGTTTTGGGTGAAACTTATGTAGAGATCAGCCTTCATTTTATATTTAGGAATAGTCAAATGGAGGGTGAGGGTGATGAAGCTAAAGAAGCGGAAGGTGATCAGATTTATCTTTATGTAGAAGCAGATGAACAACAGGTTTTAATGAAAAAACCCCTTGAAGAAGTAATTGGTAAGACAGAAGATAATTATTGGCGTACTCATTATCCTTATTCAACTTGGGCTGATGAGCTTGAAAAACAAGACTTTTGGACTGATGGAGTAGCAGATGTTATTAGAACACCAAACAAAATACTTAATTCATGGTTTAGCCAAATGGTTGAGAATAGAACATTAAAGAATTTCGGGATGAATTATTACGATAGTAATATGGAAAACTTTAATCCGAATACATTTAATGCTAGACCTTGGGGTTGGTATCCGATCCCCGGTGATCCTAATAAAACAATTAAAAGGGTTGAGGTGGGTGATTTAAGTGAATCACTACCAGAAATTCAGTTTGTGATCAATTTTGTTGAAAAAGCTTCAGGTGCTACTACTACTCAACAGGGTGAGGTTCAGGCAAAGCAAGTTACACTTGGTGAGATTGAATTGGCATTGACTGAAGCTAAAGAGAGAGTTAAGGGAATGAGTAAGTTTTACACACCGGCTTGGAAGGAACGAGGGGAAATGTTTTTAAAGCTAATTGAAGCCGGGCATGAAAAACTTGATGCGGTTAAAATTTATAAAGAAGGTAGGAATACTAAAAAGATTTTTTCAAGAGAGATAGAACCGGCTGATTGGATGACAAAAGCCGGATATAGGGTTAAAGTCTGGTCCCAAGATGAAAAAGATACTAAAGACACTAATGCTTTACAGAAACTAAGTGGGGCTAAACAGATAATGCCTAATAATCCTGTTGTAGATGAAGAATATAAACGAAAATATTTAGAGTTTACTGGTTTTTCACCTGATAAAACTAATGAGGCTATGGAATGGGAGCAAGAACAAAAAGAATTTATTGATCAACAATTAGCAGAACAAGGAGGACAGGCCGGGCTACCTAACCCTGATCAATTCCCACCAGATCAGACACAACAACCCCTAACCCTGTAAACTTTCATGAGTGTTATAGATAAGATTTTAGATAAGCATAATTTGAAGTATGAGGAATTGACAGAGGATGAGAGGGCAACCTTAACTACATGGACTAATCAGATTGGTCAAAATAGGGTTACTACTGAAACAATTAGAGGCCATATTTTGAAAATGAAGCAATCGGTTGAAATGGAGTTGTCAAAAGAGAATATGAAGCGACCCTCTTTTTGGGGTTTCTTATTCGGATTTAGAAGGGATTATGGATTAAAAGCTAGACTTAGAAATTATATGTTGCTTGAGGTGTTTTTAACTTCACCTAAAAAGGCTAAAGAGGAGCTTGATAAAGCTGTTTCTAGTCTTGCTAGTGGCATAAATAAAAAATAGGAGGATTTTAAAGTTGACAACAACCGGGTTAAGCAGTTAATCTGTAGTATTATCAACTAAATCAAAAATATATGAGTGAAACTATAATTCAGAAAAAAGGTAAGAAACTACCTGATTTATTTAGAAAGAAATTGAAAGAGATAATGTATCATGACAAGGATCAAAAGAATCCTGTCGAGGCTATTGAAGCAGAAGCTTTAACTGAAGCTAATATCGAGTTTTTGAGAGCAAGACGATCATATCTTAGTGCTGAAGAAGAAAAGAGATATGGTAAAACCTTGGATGCTTCTGTAGAAGAAGAACCAACAACTGCTGAAGAACCAAAATCTAAAGATAAAAAAGATAAGAAAAAAGATAAATAAGTCTATTTTCGCTATTAATAATTACCTAACCCTTGAAGAAAGGCCGGTGTATGACAAAGAAAAAGAAAACTACCCCTGTTAAATCTAAAGAGCCTACTAAGCCAAAAAAGCCAGTAGAGCCACCTGTACCTATTGATGATAAAGGCCGAACAAAGCCTACTGATTTACCACCCACTAAAGAAGAATTGAGAGCTAGTCTTGATAATTTTGAAGATGAGCCAAGTGGTAAACCTAAAGAACCCAAAGAGCCTACTAAACCAAAAGAGCCGGTAACTAAACCAACTGAACCTAAAGAACCTAAGAAGCCGGTAAAGTCTAAGAAGAAAAAAGGTGGTCCTTTTGATTCAGACCCGGAACCAGAGCCAAAGAAGCCAGAGATTGATTATAGGAAAAAGTATATTGCTTCGGCTAAAGAGAATATTGTAGTTTCAGCTAAGAATAAAAAGCTAACTCAAGCTTTTGATAAAGCTAGTAAGTTACCTGAACCAACTGAAGCTGAATTAAAACAAGAATATTCTGATTGGGAAGATTTAAGTGAAGGTGAGCAGAAAAGAGCTAAAGAAGCTTTAGTTTCAACACGAAGGTTTAATGCCCTTGCTAGTGTGAATAAAGAGTTTAAGAATATGGATAAGTGGCAGAAAAAGGTTGATGGATTTTGTGATGATCCACAATCATTAATAACTTATCCTAAACTTGAAGGTAAGCTAGATGATCTAAAGTATTTTGCTAGTAAACCTACTAGGGTCAACGCACCTTTTGATGATATAGTTAAAGCTTTTCTTTATGAGGAAAGCCAAGTAGTAAAGCCACGAAGGAAAAAGAAAACTCAAATGTTTGATCCGGGTACTGGTGGTCCAACTACTAAAGACCCAAAGAAAAAATCAAACAAGATTAGTGTAGAAGAAGGAGCTAGATTAAAGCATACCGATTATAAGAAATATGTAAGGTTGCTGAAGGCTGGTAAAATTGCTACTGAAGATGTTGAGTGATTAACACTTGACAACTAATCCTTTTGTTGTTTAAACTTAATGTAATAACTTCCTAACCCCTTTCAGGGCCGGTAAAGAACGATTAACAAGATTGTTTAAAAAAACGAAAGGGGCTATATGTCCGCAAGAGGAACAAAGCTAGCAGAAGCTTTTTCAAATAAACTGCTTTTAGAGATGTACGACAATTCCATTTTTGGTTCTGTTGTAAATCGTGATTATGAGGGTGAAATCAACGATAAAGGTTCGATTTGTAACATCCTTAATTTAGATCGTATTAGTGAGAAAACTTATGACGGGTCTGATCTAACCGCAGATGACTTAACAGAGAACAATGTTCAGTTAGTCATAGATCAATATAAGGCTTTCTACTGGAAACAAAAAACACTTGATAACTGGCTATCCTACATCAAGAATCCCAAACCTAAAGTAGTCGTTCAGACTGCCGGTGAGAGAACAAAAAATATTGAAACCTTTTTGTTCGGCTTGTATGGTGATGTTGGTGCAGGTAACAGAGTTGGAACTGATTATACAACTGGAGATTGTGAGGTTGACGCTTCTGGTAATGTTACCGGGAATGGTACAACTTTCACCTCCGCTATGGTAGGTAGGGGTTTTAAAGCCTCTGGTCATAGTCGTTGGTACAGGGTAAAAACCTTTACCAATGCTACTACTATTGTTATTGAGGATGACTTAGATGATGTTACTTCTCAATACTCTGGTGGTGCGATTAGTGCAGGTTCTACCTACACAATCGAGGCCAATACGGTATTAACAATTACTGCTTCTAATATCTTGAACAAAGTAGCAAGTCTAGCCCAAAAACTAGATGAGGCCGAGCTTTATGCAAATAACGCTGTACCTCAAGCTGATAGGTTCTTGATTGTGCCTCCTGCTTTCCGAACCATTTTGGTTCAAGGTGCAGGTATCGCCCTTCATGTACCAGAAGCTTATCAAGATTTAGTTAAGTCCGGGTTTATGACCATGTTGCAAGGATTCAAAGTTTTCCAATCCAACCGACTAAGTGGTAACAACACTGATGGTTATAGAATTTTGGCCGGACATCCAAACTGGCTTACTTTTGCTGAGAAGGCATTAGAAGTTGGAATGGAGGAAGACCTAACTGGTAACTTCGGAACAGCTTACAAAGACTTATTCGTTTACGGGGCCAAAGTTGCAGATGCTAGAAGGCATCAGGCCGCCGAAGGTTTTTGGAAGTTTTAAAATTAAATAAATAATTATTAATACCCCTGCTTCTGTGTAGAAGCGGAAGCAGGGGAAAAATAGAAGATATTTAAAAATGCCAGCATTTCAATTAAAAGTCGATCTTACAAGATTACAAAGGGATGAGCTTACTAGGGTTGAAGCTATAGATTCTACAAAACGCAATACTACCGAGGCTAATTTTTTATCTTCATTAGCTCCTTATAGAACGAATAAAGTCAGGAAATATGATACTTCTAATTCAGCTACTAGAGATTCTTCTAGTGATTTGATTTTAGAAGCAGAGGGTAATACTATTCCTACTGACTATACTGGTTTTAAGAAGGGTTGTATTTTTAGAAAACTTAATGAAACAGGCAATAATTTTTATATTAATGTTGGGGATGAAGATGGGGCAACTTGGAATAAAGTTAGTGGTACATTAGCTTCTAGCCCAAGCCCTTCACCATCCGCTTCACCTTCTTTAAGTCCGTCATTAAGCCCTTCAGTTTCACCATCCGCTTCCCCAAGTTTAAGCCCAAGTGCTTCACCAAGCCCTTCCGCTTCA